GATTACATTACTGATAGACTTAGAACATATAAAAATAGAGGAGAGGTTGGAAGTATGAGTTCTACAATGTGGGCTCAAGCAGGCATGCTCTCAGAACAAGAAATAGCAACAATAGGAAAATTCATAGAGGAAACAATGAAATGAATATAGAAATTTATAGTAAAGATAACTGTCCTTACTGCGACATGGCAGTAAAACAAGCACAACAAATGGTTCAAGAATCATCTAATAAGTATGTAGTATATAAACTAGGTGTAGATTTTGAACTACATGAATTACTTGAAAAAGTACCTACAGCAAGAACATTTCCACAAATTTTTATAGATGGGAAAAACATTGGTGGTTATACCGAGTTTTCCAAAATAAATGATTGAAGTATTTGATAATGTATTAGTAGAAGATACAAGAGAAGGACTGTATATGTTCTCAGCTTCTACAGATTATCAGATAGGTTGGGGAGATGTTTCAACTTTTGAAACAAGACAATACCCTTGCTTACACCATACATTAACAAAACAAGAGTGGGCAAATACAAAATTTATACCTAGTCTATGCAATCCTTCTTTAATGAAAGCGCTAGATGGTTTAGTGTTTGATAGTGCTACTATTAATCTTTCTTTTCCTTCTTCAATACAATTCCCACACACGCATGGTGACTGTAAAGTTTTAGTATATTATATAAACCCTGATTGGAGAAATGAGTATTATGGAGAAACCATATTCTACAATGAAACAATGAGTGAGGCAGAACAAACAGTAATATATAAACCAAATAGAGCAATTCTTTTTGATGGAAGTACTCCACATTCCATTAGACCATCATCACACATAGCACCCCAGTACAGATTCACTCTCGGAATCTTTTTCAAACAACCCAACTTTATAGAAGAAGCAAAAAATAATACTTGACACCGCTCTCAAAATTTTGTATAATATATGTATGAATTTATTTTACTTAGACGAAAATTTAGACAAGTGTGCCGAGTACCATGTTGACAAACATATTGTCAAGATGCCGCTAGAGGTTGCTCAAATATTATGCACTAGCATATGGATTGACAAGTTCTTGGGTTTTGTACCTCGTGCACTCAACAAAGAAGAACGAGATGTACTCAATGAAGAAAAAGCAAAGATAAAACATCTACCCCCAGCAGAAAGACCAATCACACCATACTTACCTATGATGTACAACCACCCATGCACTATTTGGGCAAGGTCATCACTAGACAATCACGAGTGGACACACTGCTATGGCAATGCTTTGAATGACGAGTATAGATACAGATATGGCAAAGAGCATAAGTCCATACATGAAGTAGTAAATAAACTACCTGAGCCAGTAAATATGGAAAGACTAGGCTTTACAGAATTTGGATTAGCTATGCCTGATGAACTAAAGGATTACGAAAATCCTATACAGTCTTATCGAGACTACTACCATCTTGACAAAGCTACCTTTGCTAGTTGGAAGTTTAGAGATAAACCACATTGGTGGAATGAAGACTACGCTGATTATGAAAGTAGGATAACAAGATGAAATTATTAGAAGGAACATATGATGTAGGTAGTGGGATATATCCATTCGCTAGAATATTTTCAGAAAGACCTTATGGGTATAAAAGATACACAGTAGTATACGAAGACGGCAGACAGTCTATGTATTCAGGGCTGTGGTATAAATTAGCAGACATAGAAAAAATAGTGGAGAAAGAAATTGACAACAGAAAAATTTAATGACTACGCAAGATTCGTAGCAACAACAACCTCAGAAATGAGCAAGAATACATTAGGACTTTCTAGTAGAATATTAAAACTAGAAGGAACTACAAGTCATCTAACACGCAGTGATGGAACTGTGGAAAGGGGTGCAGAAATACACATGGCAACACTACTAACTTCAGTAATAGGAATGTTAGCAGAAAGTGGAGAGTTTGCAGAAGTAGTAAAGAAAAAATTATTTCAAGCAGACACAAACTTTACTGATGATGAAATATTCCACATGAAAAGAGAGTTAGGAGATGTCCTTTGGTATTGGGTACAAGGCTGCACAGCATTAGGATTTACTCCTGATGAAGTCATGGACGAAAATATCAATAAACTAGAGAAAAGATATCCCAACGGCTTTGAAGTCGTTCGCTCAGAAGTGAGAGCAGATGGGGATATTTAGTAATAAAACTCAGTATAAATTCAATGAAGATAAAATGCTTATTAAGCTACAGGCTTACATTGATAGTACTTATGAGCAACACTATAGTGCAGACAAAATTCAAGCTACTGAATTTATTATAGACTCAGGGCATGGAGAAGGTTTTTGTATAGGAAACATTATAAAATATGCAAAGCGCTATGGAAAGAAACAAGGCAGAAATGAATTAGATTTATTAAAGATAGTTCACTATGCTATTATATTATTGGGAAGCGATGAGACAGACTAGAAAACGAGAACACGAAAAACTAGATGAAGCTAATCTCGATAGAGTAATTGAAATGTTAGAAGGCGATGAGCCTATAACAAAGAAAGTTGCTTGTGAGATGCTTAATATCAGTTATAATACAACAAGATTAGGAAGTATCATAGCTGAACACAAAGATATAATGGAGTATAGAGCTACTCGTAAAGCTCAGAACAGAGGTAGAAAGGCCACAGACCTAGAGAAAAGAGACGCAATAGAAAGATATCTAAATGGACAAACAGTCTCAGAAATTGCAAAGGGTATGTTCAGGTCTACTACCTTTATTCGCAACTTAATTGATAATATCGGAGTTCCACAAAAAATTACGAAATCCGAAAAATCAGTATACGCTTGGAGAACCCCTATGCTACCCGAACAATGCGTAGCAGAAGAGTTCGAAGTAGGAGAAAGAGTGTGGTCAGCCCGCGACAATGCTCTAGCAATAATTAAGAAGAAGGCTCCTAATACAAAAACTACAACTTATATAGATAAGTATGGAGTTAACTGCTATCAAATATTTGTTATTACTTTGACAGATTTTGATACAAAGTATTTTGGCTTTCAAAAGATTGGTGGGCACTGGAGCCATTCACTCGCTTACGACTTAGGTAGTTTACGACATTTAAAAGAATACGGAATAGACATCTATAAATAAGGAGAAAATAATGGACGTACTAACATTTGTTGGTGCGTTTTGGATATCAACATGGATTATGCTTCTCTTTAGAACATGGAGTATTATTGCCAGACTAATTGATACATACCAAATCGTATTGGCACAAAGATATAAAGTATTACATTTTTGTATATATTCTTTTTCTTTAATATTCATCACACCCTTGTTATGGCAAGTAGCATTTAATGATGAATATAGAAAAAGATATGTATTAGCATATGTAAATGCTTTGAGGAAAAACAAATAATGAATTATTTACTAGAAGCATTATGCAAAAAACTAGAGGGAGAAATAGCTATAGCACACGCTAATATAAAAACCTATGAGAGAAACTCAATAGGTATAGGGGAACACCCCGAACTCGTGCAAGCGATAGAAACCCAAATAGAGATTATAGCGCATGCAGAAGATAAACTTCATGCAATTCATAATCATTTTGGGTAAGTATCAAAAAATAGTTCTTGACATCGCTCTTATATTATTGTATAATAATATTTATGAGTGATAGATATTATAACCAAATGAGAGACGCGACAGGGTGGTGCCCAGGCATGCCCGAATCTCTCAAAAATAAAAGGAGAAGACGCATGGCATGGACAGATGAATCCAAAGCACAAGCCGTTGAAATGTATACAGATGCTGAGGCAACACCAGAAACAAGTATGGAGATTGTCAAAGACATAGCTGAAGAGTTAGGTGAGAGCCCTAATGGAGTAAGAATGATTCTTACTAAAGCAGGCGTATATGTTAAGAAATCCCCTGCAACAGGCGCTAGCAAATCCACAGGTGGTGGTACAGCTAGAGTATCAAAAGCTGATGCAGCTGAAACATTATCAGCAGCTATTAGTGATGCAGGTCAAGAAGTAGACAATGACATTATCAGTAAACTTACTGGTAAAGCTTCAGTATACTTCACAGGGATTATCAACGCAATCAATGACTAATTAAATACTACCCAATTACTAAAGAGAAAGAGTTTTCTTAATAGTAATTGGAGTATTAAATGAAAAAAGATGAGTTCATACGAACTGTAAATGACTGTGGCGACGCAATCATAACATACAGAAGTACCAACTCTCGAAAATTAAAGTACAATGTTTGTACCTTAGATTTCGATAACAAATATATCCAAAGCAAGAAAAACAGGGCTAAAGAAAGCAATGACACAGTCCTGCTTTTTTGCTGGGATACAGATTCTTATCGCTTATTAATGCCTAAGAATGTAACGAGCATTGTTCCCCTCAGTGCAATATTGAGGAACAAACGATGAACTTACATGACGCACCTGAGATG